TGAAGAAGATCGACGTCGCCGCGATCGAGGCCGCGCGGCGCGGCTGACGTTATCGGCTATGAAGAGCCCATTCAGGCCATCGACATTTCGGGCGGGGGCCTTTCCATTTTGCGTTGGAACCGGGCCGCGTCAACCGGCCTTCAATCCCTCGGCGCCGGTCATAAATAGCTCGAAAAGACCGAGCTGCAGGCGCCGCTCGTGCGGATCCGTGGCAACCTCAGCGGCGTCGAGCGCAAGCTCGGCCCGCGCCAACAGCAGTTTTGCCGCATCGATCTTTCGCCCCCAGCTCGCATAGGCGGCATCGACAACGGCTTCGCTGGTCGCGATGCGCTTTGCGCTCCCGTCATCGCGCGCCAGGACGGCGCGGACGAGCAGGGCCGCAGCGCGTTCAACCAGCGGATCGTCTTCTTCATTCATCGTCGTCTTCCTCGACCGCCGCATCCGTTCCGCCGTCCCGCCGACGACGCCGCGCCAGTGCATTTCGCCTCGCTTCGGCGGCTGGTACAACCTTCAATTGGCTAAGCTCCTCCAACGCTTCAACGTGCTCAGCCCGCAGCAGATTCTCGATCTGGGCAGGGGTCGGAATCATCACCAGCCGTGGTGCAATCTTGCTCCCAATTGCCAAGATTCTGGTTTTCACGACGGTTGCGATCTCAGTGTTCATCGCAATGATGTCGACCTTCGCGATCAGCTCGCCTTCAAGTTTCTGGCGCTGCAAGCGGGCCATTTTGGCGCGCTCGCGATAGAGGTCGGCCCGTGCCTTGCCGTAGGCGCCCTGGCCGTGCTCGGCGGAAACGATAGCCTCGCGATGAGCAACGAACGCCTGAACGCTGTCGGCCAAATCGAAAGTACCGCGAGATTCGCGTCTCACGATTTTCTTTACAACAAGCTGGCCGATCCGCCGTTCGGTGAGTCCGAGGATGGCCGCGAGATCGGAGGTGGTGACCTTCTGCGTGTAGTTCATCGAAGCATTATAGCACACGAAACATGGCACACGAAACGGAAATGCAGTTCGCCAGCCTCACACTAGCAATATGGCGGGGGTCGGCATGATCCGTCCCACGGTCACCATGGCCAAGGACCCGAGCCGGCCGGGTCGGGCCACGCGCTCCCTGAAGTCCCTCGCGAAGGTCGCCGCGTTCATTGCGAATCCCCGCGAACGCCAGGGCAACCTGCCGGCGTGGATGAACAGATCGTACTGACGGTTTTTCGTGTTGATCCATTCAAAGTCCACTTAGTCAGGTGGACATGGTGGACTTCGAGGGTATTTTTTGCTTACCCCTTATAAAGTGTCACTCCCTGACACTTCGCGCGCATTGACCAAAATGAAGTCTCAAAGTCCACCAAGTCCACCCTGCTAGATCGGGACGAGCACCCAGGTGGGATAGCCACGCACAGTTCCCAGGCATTTGAATTTCAAGCCATTTACGACCTTTCCCTCGACCTTTCTAAGCCAGCGTCCAAGTCGATCATTGCTCACAACATTGCTGCTTCGACTCGCAGCAACATTAAGGAGGGCAGTATGGAACTCAGGAACATTGACGGCGCAGTTTATGACTTCCTGGACGGTCTTTTCGGCATTGACCCTCACGTTCGCCTTCCATTGTGCAATCACCGTCGCCAGCGCCAGCAATCGCGGGTCGTCCTTCTTCACCTTGTGGATCGTGTCGCAGGGATCGACCTGATCAAGCCAAAGAAGTGGCGCTCGAATTCGGCGGGACCAATCCTCGAAGCTGCCGAAGGGCGAGCGCCTGATGCTTTCGCCAGCGACGTGCCAAGCTCGAAGCACGGTCAAAGCTGCAACGACCAGTTCCGGCCGGCGCGCCCTCGCTTCAGAGATCGGATCGATCGCAAACTCCCGCTGCTCGGGGTGTTCACAACGTGCGTCGAGCGAGCACATGAGGGTTCGCCGGGTGAGGTCGCCGGCGATGGTCAAGTTGTTACCGGTTGCGGCGAAAACGCTGGTGATCGGCGTCTCGACAACCCGACTTAATCCCAGGACTCGAATGTTAAGAATCTGCTGAGTGAGCGCCTGGCATAGGAACGCGCTCTGCAAAACATGCTCACAGTTGTCCAAGGAAATCGCCGGGTCGCCGGCCAGGAGCGCCGCTCCGACGCGCTTTTCGAGTTCCTCCTCGTTCCGTCCTTGTGCGATCACTGGCATCAACCGGCCCGTTGCGAGCATGGCTGCGATATCAACCAGGAGGGATTTTTCGGTCCCGGCGGCCGGGGCCGTGAAGGCGTGCAACGGCGCAGTCGCCATTGCCCGCCGATCGAGGGTGGTGAGAATGGCCGAGATTGCTACGGATTTATCGGCATCGGTGATGAACGGGAAGGTTTCGATCAGCGCCTCAATAACGCCAAGCGCCTCCACGGCGTCGTCCCTGGTCGGCTCAACCGGAACCGGTGGGAAGTTGCGGCCGTCAGGCTTGAACAGGAGACCGCTCGTAGGGTCGTAGCCCGACCGTTCACAAACCGAGCCATCCTCCCGGAGGAAGGGTGTGTTGGTAATGCCGGTCAACACCGGTAATTTCCATGCACCTTGCCGGTTGAGATACGCCTCGGCGACCCGGTCCGGCGCGTCGGTTGCGGCCCAGTCCTTCATTCGCCGGTCATACCGCAAGAATTGCGCGGCACAGGTCAGCTGCTCGACAAGATAAGGCCTTGTCATCGGAACAAGCCGCCAGCCTTGCGTATCCCGGTTGTCGGCGGCCTTGAGCTTCGACAGCACCGGCCGGACAATGAGTCCGCCTCGCTGATAGATTTCGCCGTCCAACAAGAGAAGCGCCTGTTCGGCTTCGTCCACCACGCGCGGCAATTCGCCATCGCGCAGGAAAATCTGCGGCCATGGATTGCCGGCCAGTTGTGCGTTCCCGGTCACGGCCGCGCGTTTGCGCGAGCGCCATTTATCGTAGCTCCGGGTGACTTCCTCGAAGAGTCGATCGGCGTATTTGACCCCAATCCCGTTGGGGTGCTGCGCCAATTCATCTGTGATCTGTTCGATAGTCCAGCCACGACCGGCGAGATGCCAGACGACGGCTTGAAACAGTTCGCTGCGCTCTCCCTCGGGCGCGCCGTGCTCGATCAGGCCATCGTAATTGAGATCGAGATCCTGTTTGCCGACATCGTTAAAATCCAAGACGCTAGGCGCAGCGGCCCCGGTGTAACGCGCAAAGAGCCGGTCGATGAACTCGTCGAGCGGCGGCAGCTCGGCGGGTCCCTCGCCGAATTGCATACCTGAGACCGTGATGTAGCGCGCGCAGCGGCGATATAGCTCAATTCCCGCGCCGGTATTGCGATCGAATATGAATTTTCTGTGCAGCTCCGTTCCGCTGGCCTTGCCGACAATGCGCAGTCCGCTGCCGCTGACAGTGATTTCCTGGTAGGCGCCGTTCGCTTCCTGATGGAGCCGATCGGCCCAGGGAATCAGCGCGGCGGTGTTGCGATTGATGCACTGATCAACGTCAATGGCGCCGATTTCGGAGCCTTGGAGCATATACCCGATACCGTCGGCCGTGCCGGCCGCAACGGAATCTACGGCGTCGCTGTAGCGTCCCCAGGTGCTCGGATCATTGGACCTTGCATTGCGGGCTGGGTTTTCCGCGAGCCGCGGCGGCTTGGTCCATTTCTCCTTGCCGGCCTTGTTGGTGCGCAGTTCCCAAACCCACGTGACCCAGCGCTCCTGCGCAATAAGCGGCAGCAAAGCCGCCGGCAGGTGCAGCAGATCGCCGTTGAACGTTTGCGGTTTCTGCATCATCGCCTCAAGCGGGCCCAGATGGAGCGCAGCCATTTCGCCTGTTTTTCGGTTGGCATTCCGCCATTTACGGTCCAGCTGCACATGTCGCGAACAAATTCCTGCTCTCGTGGCGACAATCGCGCGGCGTTGGCTTCACACTCGCGGGCGATATCATTCCAGCTCGGTTCGCCGACAGTGCTGAAGCTGACCGGCGCCTCCGCGGTTTTGCGCCCGTCCTCAACGCCGCGCTGATAGATTTCGAGCGCGTCCTGCTCCGTGAATTTCTTGCCGTTCGTCCCTTCAACTCCGTCGGCAAGCGCGTGCATATCGAGACCGCAGCTTTCGAGCGTTCGCTTGATCGCGTGCACGGCCGCGACCAGCTCGCCATCCTTGTCGGAGGCGAGGAGCCTGATGAGCTTGGCGAGCTTGCCGGCGATCGGGGCGAGCGCATCACTCACGTCGCCTCCCAGCACCGTTTATGATGACTGCACATGCGGCAGCGCCAATCCGCTGGATCATCAAAGCCGCGCGGCAACAATTCGCCGGCGCGGGTCGCCTCGATGATGGTAACGGCGCGATCCGACCACGCCTGCGCGCGCTCGGCCTCGAACGGCACGAGCAGGCTGAGCCGTTCCATGGTGTCGGCGTTGACGGCCGTGAAGATCGCCGGATGCTCCGTCACATCGAGATAGGCCATGTAGATTTGACACTGTGCAAAATACTGCGGGTATGCACTTACGAGCCCACCGCGTTCGATCTCACGCCAACCCTTGGCGCCGAGACACTTGTGCTCCCAAAGGCAAGGATAACCACCGCTCGGCAGCTCCGGCCCACCGACAATCAGGCCGTCGGCGTGCCCGCGAAACAGTCCGTTGACGGCCTTGAAGCCAAGCCGCGCTGCCGGCGCAAACGTGAAGCCTACGCGAATCAGGTGCTGGCGGCTCAGTTCTTCGATCAGGTGCCCACGTCGAAAGATGTCACGGGTGCGAGATAGATGGACCGGATCGACCATCCAATCATATTGGGACCTCCGCAAACATTCGCTCCCGATGGCGCTCGCCCCAAGGTACTGCCGCACGTTCTCCTCGCGAGGCTCGGCCCGCTCAATCAATTCGTTGAGCGCGACGTTGATCGGCTCGTCCGATAAATGCTTGCGATTGAAATCGAGCATGGGGGTTCAAAATGGAATGATGTCCTCGGGAAGCTCACTGCTCTTGCGGGTGATCGAACCGCCACCGAGATCGCGGGCGATCTGGGCTTCACGGATCAGATCGAGCACGGCGAGCAGGAAAGCGATCATCTGATCGCGCGACCAGTCGGCGAGCGGCTTGGTCCAGTCGATCGGCAAATCGGCGATCTTGGGCAGCACAACCGTGATCATGCCGGCGTCCCAGGGTGACGGATCGGCAAGCGCCGCGCTAATGGTTTGCTCGACATCGAAACCGTCCCGTGTGGCCTGCTCGCTTTTTACGGCGAGCCAAGCGAATAAGCTGGCATGCCAAACCCAGGACCATTCGAGGTCGCTAAGCCTGCCGACCGGCGTGTTGCTGTTGATCGCCTTTTCGCCGAGCGCGATCTTGCGCGCTGCGGAAATGGCGGCGGCGGTTGCCCGCCGTTGCCATTCATCCTCGCGCTCGCTTAGGCTTACCGATTTGCCCATTGAGGTCTCGCGATTGCTGGTGCTGACGTCGTGGTGGGTTTTGCGACCGGTGCCGCCGGCGAAGTCTGCTGCGGCTTCGGGGATTGCGGGACTGACCGCCAAGCCGTCTCGTCGGGCGTGATCACCCGATCGAGCTTGTTTTTGGCTTTGTAACCGTTGGCCGGCGGCTCAACGCCGACACGGCAAATGAACGCGATGCCGTCGAGATCGCCCCAGGAATTGATCCTGCGCTTCTGCCTCGCCGCCTCGCCCTCGTCATCCGGCTTGAGGCCGTGGACCGAGTCGAGCATGGCGCGGAACTTCCGGAAGCTGATGTCGGCGGCCTTTCCATAGTCTTTGCCTTCCGTGCTTGCTCCGGCGACGGTGAATAGGCCCCAGAATTTGCGCCCCTTGTACGGTCCATCGTCGGTTACGGTGAACTCGCAATCCAGCGCCTCGCTCAGGCCGTCTTTCGATCGCTTGAGCCATCCGCCGTCGCCCGCACCCCCGGGACGGATTTTCATCAGCACGGTGCAAACCGTGCCGTCGGGAATGACGTCGAAGTTCTGCTGCGGTCCGGTATTGCTGAGGTCGAGTGGCATTGTATTTTCTCCTTATTTTGCTGCTGTTTGCGTGGATGGCACGAATGGCTGGGTTAGTTTCTTGATTAGCCGGCCAAGGTGCGGCTCCTCGATCTGATCGAGTCGGCCGCTCCGATCTTTTGCGGGGTAATTCCAAACGTTAGGGGTGCAAATGAAGCTGCGCACCGGCACGCCATCCCCGAAATCAACCCATTGCATCGTGATAATCTGATCGACGATTCCAGGCAGCTCGCGGCCGGTTCGGGAGCCTTCGATTTGGGGCTGCCAGGTCGTCAAATTGAATTCGTCGGTCACCTTTTCCAGGATCGCAACGAATATCACGTGCTTGTTGCGGGCATGTTGAAGTTGTTGCAACCAGTTGATCAGCTCGCGGCCAAGCAGTCCGTAAGCACCGCGCGTATCCTTTCTGCCAGTGCGCTCTGACAAGGATTCGGGCTGTTGCTCTGCCCAACGAAATGCCAAGCGACTGACGTCCGTGATGCTGTCGAGGAATATGGTGTGATAACGATCGAGACCAGGAAGGGCACCGCCAATCGATTGGTAGTGCGCTTGGCTATAGGCGGCCGTGGGCGGGAAGCTCGGGTTAGGGCCACCGATTTGGCAGGCAAGATCGCGCGCACTCGGCCAATCCCTGATTTCGATCGTATCGACCGGCAGACCTTGGATGCTCAAATCGCCGGCTTCCGAGTCACAAAACAAAGTGTGAGCCGGATCGAGCGTCTTCAGAAGCGACGTCTTGCCTACTCCCGTAGGGCCGACAATGAGCGCCTTTACGCCGCGGCGCTCGACGATTCTTTGATCTGCGGGGATGATTTTCATTGCTTCAGTCCTCGTCCCCGATTTCGTCGAGGATCGCTTCGACCGTATCTTGTAGGTTCACACGGTCGTCACAGATTTCGATTGCAAGCAGCTCCTCGATCTTGTTCCGTAAATCACCGAGTGCGATAACCCAATCGTCGTAGGTTCGCTTCGAAATGCTCGAATCGCGGCGTAGAAATTCGACAAACAGATCGATGATCTCGTCAGCCGCCCACGCGGCATCGGCGCTATCCGTGGTATCGAGACCGAATGTGGCACCCCAGACGCGGTCTTCAAAACTTTCATGGGCGTTGCTCATCGAACCAACTCCTCTGGGGTGTAGGTTTTCAGCGTCGTGCCATCGACCGGATTGATGAACGATCCTTCGACGATGGCCGGTGCCGGTTGGCGCTTGCGGACTTCGTAGGCGTCACGCGACACGCGCACGGCACGGGGAAGATCGAAGCTCTCTCGATCTGCACTATGAAAAATGCTCATACGGGTGACTTCGCCGTCGGCAAATCGCGCGACGAACACCGGACTGCCGCCCCTTGTCGTCAAGGGTTTCGGTTTCGACGCGGGGTTTGAGTCGGGCGTAAGCTTTGTGCGCTTGGTCATCACGCGGCCTCCCGCGTTGACCGAGGGTTTTTCGTCCCCTCGCGCGGACCCTCATTTTCCGGGCACTTTTTCGCTGTTTTGGGGTTCAAAACCGCCGCAGAGGCATCAGAGGCCGTCCGCGAGTTTGCCGCGGTCAGGGCACCCAAGGAGTCCTCATCCCGTTCCGCGCGATCCTCGGTCGTACCTCCCAATGATACGGGCCTATATTTCCGAAACCGGGGGCGGCCATCGGGACCGTCGGCGACCGTCAGAGTGGCGAACGTGTCTAGGGGACCGGTAATGGCGAGGGTGCCGCTACGGTAAGCTTCAATCCGAGCAGATGGATCGGTGCCGCCGGCACGGAAGCTTCTCCCTTGAGATAAATGACAACCGGCGATGCTTGCCGTGACGAAACGGGAATATTATCTGCTGAACGCGTTCTCATGACGCGGAACCTCCAATCGTTTGGCGACGTGCGAGGGTTTCGATCTGGTGGCGGGCCGGGACCTCACCCGGCCCGCTCGCTCTTTGGGCTCGCCCAGTTAGGTCCGCTTTCCGATCGCCGGGCGAGGTTCGCGACCGGGGCGGGATTTCGGCTAGACGGCTTCGCGCAGGCAGTACATTTCTCTGCGCAAGTAATTCATCGTCTCCTTGATCTCGGTGAGCGAGGGGGAACGCCCTTTTATCGCTGTCACGTTCCTCGAAATGCGGAACGTCAAGCGCGAACCACAACATCGACAAGAGGACTGTTACGCTGTTGCTTTTGCGGAATCGTAGTGCTATTCATCGTTTCCTTCCTTCATCGTTGTTGCGTGGTCCCGGTGCCGTCCTCGGGCGAGTAGGCACCGGGGTCCCGCACGGGATGCCGCCTATGCAAGGGTGGGGCTGTCCGGCGAAACGGCGCGCCGGACAGGATTCGCGTGATGAGGGTTCAATTTCGCGACTGCTTCGCGCCAATCCTGACCGGCCGCGCAGGCTTCGAGGTACGCGTCAATTACGTCCTCGAACCACAGGTTGAGCACGCTGCCAGGAAGGTGGAACGGGGGCGGGAATGTGCCGTCGGTTACTTTGCGATCGAGATGCTGACGCGAATATTTGATGCCCTTCTTGGGCCCCAAATCCTTCTGTGTCAACACACGGCGCATGTTTGCGATCTCCAAACGCGCGTCGATAAAAACGACGGCGTAGGACGCAACATGACTCAATGGTGCGCTAGGCGAGAATCTTCAAAGCATGGTGACGCTAAAAAAATTCCGAAATCAATTTTCCCCATGCTTGAGTGACGGACTTCCGATGTAAGGCGAGGAGACCGTCAAATCAGGGGCGCAGAACACGAACCCGAATCTATCGATATAATCCCGCGCGGTCCAGGGGCTCAGCGGTTGCGCCAAGATTACCGAGTAAACCGTGCGCACGAAGGCAATCAGCTTTCCTTGCGGCTCGGGACGCTTTGCCTGCCGGCGCTTGCGAGGTGTATCGCCGGCGGCTTTTTGCTTCTTCGGCCTAGCGGGCGTCGGATGAGGAATTGAATACTTTGCTGATCCGCCTTCTCGAAACCAGGCGAAAAATGTCGCCTCTAAAAATTCTCGGTTGCGCGGTTTTCGGCGATGGAGCTTGTGCCACTCGGCTTGGGCTATTGCGCGGGCCTGCTCCTTCCGCGCCGCCTCAATGAGTTGAATCGGAGGAGCATCGGCCGCAATCGTCTCAAGGTCGATAAGGGATAGCATTTTGTCCCAGGTTTTTGCATAGCTGTCCCAGGTCTTTATTCGTTCCCGTAGTAGCCCGGCCTCTCGCCTTTCGTCGCTCCTGCTTCGCCACTGCGACATCGCCTCGGTAAGGGCGGCGCGGACACGTGAAACATTCATGCCCGGCAAGAGAGTCGGCGCAATTGCGGCCCATTGCTGGTCAGAAATGGCCGGCGGTTGCCCGCTGATCGGGGCGGGATTATCTGGCATGCAGGCGTCGTCCCTGGTTGGCGCTGAGGGCATGCAAAAGCCCGGCCGACATGGCAAGAGTCGCGCCGGGCCGCCGCCACACGCTGTCCACGGCCATCTTCCGAACGCGAGCACGGTAGGCTTGCAATTCAGCCTCGGGGCAACCGATGCTCCGAAGTCGAGCATCGAACCATGCATCTGGCGAGAGAATGGCAGAAATCACCGATCGACATGCGCGGGCATTCCTGCTCGCCGTTAACAAGGGTTAAGACCGCCTCCTGCTTCGCGCCGTTCCCGCCGCGCCCGGTCGTCCGCGCCCGCCGCCAGCCCGCCGGGGCTGGGCGGGATTTCATTCGGCGGCCTCGGCTTCATTCCCCCACGCGTCCCATCCCGGCCGCGCCGCGCCACGCCGGTTCAATTCAATCTTCGGCAGATTTGGGAAA